ACCTTTACCAGTAACTACTTTGAAGGGACAAGGTGGTAAATTGTTTTCAACCCAGTTCATTGCTTCTGGGGAATCAGCATCAACAACAACAAACTTTCCACACACCAAAGCTACAACTAGATTGTCCTTACCCTCAAACCATGATTGTACAAGCTCTCTGGCTGGTCTTTGCTGTTTATACTGCTCCCAACCTTTTAAAAAAGGTGGAGGCTTTTTATTAGATCTTTGTAAAGGAACAACGTTATAACCTTCGTCATAGTAAGCAAGTGCTTGCTCTAAGGATGTGTCGTCCTCAGTAATATTAAGTTGAAACACACTAAGATTCTGTTTCTATGATTTCAGATATTGGCCCATATATGGACTCGTAATCAAGTCTCCCGTCAGTAGCTCTAATTATTTTTTTTGCCTGATTGACAGTTGGATTTCTATAGCCATATCTCCAAGACTTGACCGCAGCTTCTGAACAATCAAATTGTTTTGCAGATTCTCTTTGTCCCAAAAACTCTATATATTCTCTGAGTGAATATCTTTTAACTTTTCTTGTAGTGTGATTTGGTTTGATCCCCATAGTTTCTAATTCCTTAAGTTTTGCTGTGGCTAGTGTCTTTGAACGAAAAAAGAAATTTGCCTGCCAAGTTATGTTTTCCTGCTTTGTCTCCATTTGCTTCTCCTGTCATCATATTGTAAAAAAATAAATTTTACACATGGTAACGATTTAGTGTATAATCGTCAAGTAAATTATATTAGGAGAAAGTATGGAACTATCAAACAGAATCGTATCTCCGCAAAAGCTTGTACAAAATCAAGGTGCAAAAATCTTGGTGTATGGCATGGCTGGAGCGGGTAAAACAACCCTAGCAAAAACATGTCCTGGACGAGTGCTTGTCATAAGTGCAGAAGCTGGCTTACTTGCAATCAAAGATGCAAATAATGTTGATGCTATTGAGGTCAAAGAGGCTTCTGAGGTTATGCAATTGCATGATGCTTTGAAGTCTGGCGAACTACAATATGACACAGTATGCTTAGACTCAGTATCTGAAATCAGCGAGATTTTATTGAACTGGGAAAAATCTAGAAGTAAAGATCCTAGAATGGCATATGGTAATGTCCAAGATTCAGTAGGTAATTTGATGCGTGCATTTAGAGATTTACACATGCACGTTTTATTTTTATGTAAAGAAGCTGTTATCAATGATGATGGTGTGCTTAGACATGCACCAAAAATGGTCGGTCAACAGCTTGGTGAAACTGTCACTTATTTCTTTGATGAAGTGCTTGCACTACGCATTATAGAAGATCAAGATGAAGAAGGCAGGAACACAAGAAACAGATGGTTGCAGACCGTCTATGGTCAGGGATATAAAGCAAAAGATAGAAGCGGTAAGCTCGATGATTTTGAAAGACCTGATATAAGTGCCTTAATTGAAAAGTTAGGGTTTTCATTAACAAATATCACAAAGGGGGAATCTAATGAGTGATTTTAGTGATGTCGAGTTTTTCGACAATTTAGAAGAGATGTCAGTTGGCACGCCTGTTGCACCAGAGGGTGAATACAACGCAAAGATTATTGCAACTGATAAATATAAATCTACGGCAGGCAACTGGACTTTGAAAGTAACATTTCAAATCGCAGGCGGTAAGTATCGTGATCATAATGAATGGTATAACCTGTGGGCAATAGATGAAAATAATAAGCGTATCAGCACAGAGATTTTCACTAGGCTTACAAAAGCTGTTGGTTTTAAGAAATATCCTGAAAGTCATAATGACTTTGTGGGTAAAGGATTACGCTTGAGCCTTAGCAACTATGAAGATACCTTTACTAACAATGAAGGTAAAGAGGTGCAAAGCACTAAAACAAAGATCAAGTTGTATCTACAGAGTGAAGACTCTGATATGACTCCTCCGAGGGAGAATATCCCTACTATGTGATAAAAGGGGCGCAAGCCCCTTTTTCTTATCTATCGCTATCTGTGATGGCTATGTAAGCCAAGGGTAGGACAATACTCAAAGCAAGTATTATTAGAATGGTCTTGATTGAAGTAATCACATGTTCTCCAGTTTATTTCTAGCTTTGGTCAGATACCAAATAGCCTTGTCAAGATCCTCTATATTTGCATCTTTATGATCGCAGCGCCATATATATTTGATCGCTGCTGCTTTACAATAACCAAAGAATTGTTCAAATGTCAAAGCTGCTTCTATTGCTTCTATACACTCAATAGAGCCTTTTTTATAATGTGGTGGATGATTTACATTGTCTACCATTTTTAGTTTCCTCCTGTGCTATTTTTTTCTTATACCAAAGTATTTTTGGTGCATCGTTTGGATTATTTCGTTTTTCATAAAGATCTAGAAACTTTTGATAATATGTAATCTTACTTGTCATTTTGATCTTCCCTATAAAAATTGCCAGTATTGAGCTCAACAACGTTTGGACTGTTGTATATAGTAGCTGGCTTACCACCTAACACTTTGTTGTAATCATCTAAGTAATCGCTCAGAAAATTCCAACCAATCTCCATGTCAGTATGATTCATCTTGAATATTTTGCTTGCATATGGTGGTTTCTTTTCTTGTGCAACAAACACAAAGTCTGCAACTTTAAAACCAGCACGTTCAAAGCCACGTTTATACCAAGCGGCTTGTAGATCATACGAGTAACGCCTTACCGAATTGGTAAACCCCCTTACCGAGCAATCACTCGTTGTTTTATAATCTACAAGCACAATGGCATCCTCTCCAAAATTATTATCAAACGCATTGCAAACAACATCAGCTCGTGTTTTACACAATAGATCTTGTTCATACCAATAGATTGATACTTCTTTTGGTGACTTTAAAACTTGTGGATAGTCTTCATTTGGACGCAAGTAAGGCTCTGCTTCTTGCACCAAACTATTATTCATACTGTAAATAGTGTCTCTTTGTTCTTCAGTTATTACTGATAAACCTTTGGCAAGACTATCTTTTTTAAGTTGTTTGTTGGTATTGGTGTAAGGTGATCCTGTAATAGTGACAACATCACTAAAAAATGCGGCCTCACCCTCAACAATCAATGAATGTGCGGCTGAGCCAAACATCATTGCAGGTGTTTGTTCAACCACTTCTTCTAAAGCATGTAGTTGACTCTGGCTAAATCTTCTTATATTTGATGAAGATATACCAGGACCGTTGTGATAAGTATTGTTATCAAGGTTAGGAAAGTAAGCTACATCCCCTATGATTACATGCTCAAAGTTTTCTAACATATCTGGTATTTTCATGATACGTCCTTGTCTTGTTGCAATTCATTTATTGCTTGTTGTAATTCTTTGACAGCGACACCGACCTGCCAGATAAGATAATTAACTTTATCACGCTCTATTTCTTGTTCGATGTCTTGTTTAGACTTTGGTGGTGCATAAGTTATTACACCCTCAATGATTTCAGATATATCTGTTTTTGGTTTACTCATACGTTTCTCCTATAAATGTTTTTGTATATTAACTTATATTGTGTATAATGTCTACATATAGTAAAACATATTTTACATAAAAGTAGAAAAAGGAGTATCGTTATGAGTAAATTACAGAACTTACGCATGGATAAGAGAGACGCTTTTGATTGTGCAAACAATGATATTGTTATGGGCGAATCTAAAGACTTGGTGCAATCATACATAAAACATCATAAGAAGATTATTGGAAGTGTACCCTCTGATCCACAAGCTGATGTACAGAACTTTAAATATGAGGATGTGGTGCAAGATGAACCACCTTTCTATAACTATGATAGTTGGGGAAGGCCAATTGAATAATACCAAAATAGCATGAAAGTATTAAGTTTATTTGATGGTATGAGTTGCGGGCAAATTGCATTAGATCAATTAGGTATACCTGTAGAAAAATACTATGCGAGTGAAATTGATAAGTATGCCATCAAGGTTACACAGGCTAACTATCCAAATACAATTCAAGTCGGAGACGTATGCAACATAGATCCAAAAGATTTTAAAGATATAGATTTGATACAAGCTGGATCACCGTGTCAAGGATTTTCCTTTGCAGGTAAGCAGCTTGCTTTTGATGATCCTAGATCTGCATTGTTTTTTGAGTTCATACGCTTACTGAAAGCCATAAAGCCAAAGTATTTCCTTTTAGAAAATGTAAGAATGAAAAAAGAGTTTTTGGAAGTGATAACAGATCAATTGTCTCAATGTTATGGGCCAGAGGATGTCGATAATCAATTTTTAAATGTTTTAGAAGAGGTGAGGTTTGAGCCTATTTTCATAAATAGTTCGCTTCTTAGTGCTCAGTCAAGGCAAAGATACTATTGGACTAACATACCTGGTATCAAGCAACCAGATGATAGAGGCATAG